AATAACCTTTCTTTATCTTATTTAAAAGGCCTTGAAATAGTTCCATTATTCACATTCTTAATAAATGACGTTTATTTAGAATCTTTATATTTCTTGGCAGCAGACTTAGCTTTCTTTCGTTTCTCGTACTCGTCTTTTGTCATCCATTTTTCTTTGCCCCATTTCTCAAGTGACTTCTGTTTTTCCCCTTTGCCACCTTTATATCCACCACCCGCTTCTTTGTACTCAGAAGCAAGAAGCTGCGCTTTCCTGGCACTCCACTGACCTGGTTTACCTCCCTTAGAACCTTTCATGATACGGTCTTTAATCCGTTCACGAAGCTCAGGTTTAGAATACTTGCTGTCGTCTTGAGCCATCAGGAGACAAACTTATGATCAAAACCAGTTCCGACGGGTATGCCTCTAGCAGCATTTTCAGGAAAAATTTTCCTGTCAAATTCATATCCGGGCATGCCTTGAGGAATGCCTAAACCTCCTGGTTGCATCGGGAACATATGATCAAAACCAGTTCCGACGGGTATGCCTCTAGCAGCATTTTCAGGAAAAATTTTCCTGTCAAATTCATATCCGGGGTGATCGTAAACACCGAAAGGATCTTGCGGTGCACCCATCATAGGTATAATCGGCATGCCCTGAGCCATTTGCATCCCGCTGATATTACCTGCAGCACCGGGTACCATTGCTTGGGGTAGAGAAAAGGGAATGTTTTCTTCTGGAGGAAGACTGGGATCACGCCTACCGCCTTGCTTTAATTTACGCATGTTAGGCAATAATGGCCTTCCTACTGCTGCACCCCCTGGAATGGTAAAGCTAGTAGAAGCAAGATTAATACCTGGTGAACCAGGGAGAGCACTGTATCCGTAAAGTCTCATGTAAATATCCTCATATCTAATAATTCTATCTTTAATTAATCATTGGCTGTTGCAGGATCATTTAAACGTTTAAGAATAATTCCTTCATCTTTGATACGCCAGTCAAGCACGTCACCAACCTGCCAACCGAGAGTATCAATTAAATCATCGGGAAACTCGATGAATAAATCACCGTTTTCAGCTTCTTGAACTTCGATGATGTAATTAGTCATCGTAATAATTTTTCAATCATCCTATCAAGTTTAGTATTGATTTCCTTGAAATGATCATGCATCTGTTGAATTTCTCTAAGGAAATCAACCTTCAACACGTATTCAATTGGCATACGTTTGACTTGCTCTTCAACCTCGTGAAGCCTCATCTCTGAATCTCGCAAACGCTGATGTGTCTGATGAAAACGGTCATGAAAGCGAGACATCAGCTTTGAAATAGCCCAACCACCTCCTGTGATTGCGCCAATGACAGATGTCAAGCCCAAAGCAATGTACTCTGGTCCCACAACAATAACTAGCTTCTTTTCTATATTGTAAGTCTTAGTAATCCACTTGAAGTTTGCCGCGTTTCATGAGACCATTTATCAACCAGACGAGGGCGTCAACGCAGTCGTCATGGGAACTTACACCGAAGTTTGTCATCTCTTCAAATAACACAGTGAAGTTCCTGTAACGATTAAAAACAACCTTTCGATCCTCAAAAAGTCCCATTACACCACGGAATCTGGCAAGTTTATCTGCACGGAATCCTTTGACTGCATGCCATACCAAGTTATATAAATTTTCATTATTTAAACAGATTCTCTTGAAATCAGCTTCAAGTGAAGCCTGGTACGCAACAGCTTCTGAGTAGATGTCGCAGGTAGAGAAAGTTGGGAAATAGTTATCATTTGCATCCTTGCCAATAACAGACCAGTCATATAGCAGTTCTTTTAAGGCATCAAGTTTCTCAAGATTGCCCATTGCTCGCATACGTCTGTAATCAATGATGTGGATCTTATCGCCAATCCTTCCGCCAAGGACGAATACTGTGTAATCGTTTTTCTCTTTTGTACCAGCGGATAGATCCACTCCAACGCCAAGGGTATCGAATTCTGTTGCGATCTCAGCCTTGACAAGTAGCTCTGGCGCCAGGGACAGTTCATTCTGTCTGACGATCTGATTCATGTACTGGAAAGAAAAAGCAATAGGTGCTTGCCGTTTCTTTTCTTTCAGGTATTCCAAGGACCACATCTCAGGCCAGTAAGATTCTTCCTCACCCGTTTCCTCATTGTTTTGGATTGCTGACAATACAAGCTGCATCCAATTGTTTTGTGGGCAGAAAGTTGTTGCATGAATATCGTCATGCCTGAATCTTGTGCCAAGACATATTGCCCTGCCACCTTCAAACATCGTTGGTGAGATAACTGCGTTCCAGTTATCCTGCATTGTTTTACGTATGTCGGGATTGCCAATATCTGCAGAGCTCTTGATAGGGTCGTCGATTATACACAAATGGGATCGTTTAGAGGTAACTGAACCTTTCAGGCCTGCAGCGCAGAGAGTAAACTGTTCTTCACCTGTAGTATCAATTCCTGCAAACTTGTGATCAATAGACCAGTACTCATTACTTGTTACATTCTTGAGTAAGCGAACAGACGGAAACACGTTTTGATATTTTTTGCTATCAATAATACGTTTGATAGTTGCAGATTTAGATCTTGCAATATCAACTGTGTAAGACAAGTAAAGAATTTGAAGGGGTTTCTTTGCTGTTGTATGTACACCAATTGCCCATGCAGTGAATAAACCCAACACGGTACTTTTGGCCGACCCCCTGGGACCGAGTAGATCAATATTCGGTCCAGCAATTTTTACAAGACAATCAGTATCTTCGTTTGTTACTAATTGCTTATGCCATTCTCTATGGTGATTTGCTGGTGGCTTATCCGCTACGTATTCACAAAAAAAACCAAAGTCTTCTCTTGCACGCTCCAAGAGGTCTTCATTCTTACTTTTGCGGATCTTGTGCTTTTGGATAGCAGCCTTTGCATTCCGCCTGTAAGCAAGATGAAGGTGAGAAGGCACTGGTTGATTTAACTGCTTGTTAAATAATATCAGATCAATATGCTGTTTTGGCCCCAGCTGTTACTAACCAGTTGGTTAAAAGCGTTTGTGGCTTTTTATCTTTCCTGTGAACTAAAACTAGGATCTTGAGCAATATAAGCAAGCTGTTTTAGTGGCGCCTCTACATTCATGTATTTGCCTGACAACGGCACACGAGGAGAAGCTGGCTTATAGCTAAACATTATTTTGTCTCTTTATACTTTTTGAATTTATTGGCTGCCTTTGATGCACGCTTAGCTTTAGATGCATCCATTGCATCTTTACGCTTTTCGTTATCATCTTTGTCGCTACCGTCTTCCTTCTTGGAATTTTTATTCTTGAAATATTCAAGAAGCTGCGGTGGCATTTTTTTCTTGCTCATTGTTTCTACTTGCGTTTAAGAGTTGTTGAAACACCTCTGGGTCAGCTTGAGTTGTTTCAGTACGATTTTTCTTAAGATCATCTATCATTCTAATAAACTTATTCTTATCAATTGGAAGTGTCGAGTTTTGTTGTTCTTCCATAACTTAATTATTCTTCAAATTGTATTTTAGCCCAAACGGACATAGAAGCCTCTTGCAGTGGTCCTTCCACAGGATCATCCTTAAAGATCGCTCCAAGCTCTCTGAGCGCCCTGTCAGCCCCTGCCATAAGCAATCCCTTGCGGTCTTTAGATGACAAAAATGAATCAACCTGTGCGATGGTGCTACGTAACTCTTTTTGCATCGCAGCAATGCGAGCAACACCAACATCACGTTTTATTGCAGAAGATTCAATGTCAACTCTTAATTTGCGTATATCTTCTTGCATCTTCTCGATCTCATCCATCAAGATTGCAAGATGATCAGGTTTGTCAAACTTACGATGCAACCATTCATCTACGGCAGTAATGCTGCCGCCATAACCAAGAAAACGTGCATAAAGATAGACTTGAACAGCAGAGAACATTTCCTCTGCAAAAACATAAAAAGACTCCTGGGACGCACTATCTAGATTGTCGTACCAGTGTTCAAAAACTTTAGAATCGATAAGCGCGTTGGGCCTGCTCGTAATCTCTTGCTTCGTCTTGCTGAGAGAATTCTTGTGCTTGAGCTGCAGATTCCCTTTGCTGTCTTCCTTCTTCACGCATCTTCTCCTTAGTGGAACCAACAGAAACGTCTTGGAATACTTTAACAGCAGCCGCAGCTTTTTTTGCTTTATCTTCGTCGAACAAAAAGTCGTAGGTGCTATCCGGTGAATCCGGAACAGAACCAGCTTGGTAAGATTGAGCAGCCATAATTAAATCTTTTACGCTTATTCTACCTCTTTTGTTTTTTCTTCTGCTGGTTTTTGCGCATCTAACAAACGTTGACGTTGATAATCAAAAGCTTTTTTGGTAGCTTTTTTATACAGACTCAAATCTTTTTGTAGACTTGAGTCTGTATTTGTTTTTTCGTCTTGCCGTTTTTTCACTACATCAGAAATTGGACATCATGCTGGCGAGACCACCGGCATAGATATCTTTACGGCCCTCTTTTGACCTTTGCTTCTGTTGAGTCATTTTAGATGACGTAAGACGATTCAACAGGTCTTGAAACTGATTTAAATCTTGATCGGTAAAAGTGCCTCCAGTGGCACCTTCTTGACCTGAGTCCATCCCGCCAAAATAAGGATTTACTCCAAAATAATTCTGATGTGGCGTAGCCATTGCCTTAAAAGCATTTACAAATAAATAATAACATAAACAAATCAAACATAATTTAAAAACCCCAAATACCACCTAGCATCCCAGCCATGGCACCCATCTTACCAAGTTTCTCTTTGCTTTGTAAATCAAGCTTTTGCATATACTTAGAAGCTTCTAGCTCCATATTTTTAATATCGCTGTCAATATTTCCTTGTAAAGCAATAAGATTTTGTTTTAGCTGAGCATCAAATTCAGCTGCTGTAGAACCAGTTCCTGTTGCATATTCAATTGCTTCAGCACCTTTTCTTAACTCATCTTTGCCAAAATCTTTGTAATGTTGTTGGCCCCACTGAGCTTTGTTTTGCGTTCCACCTGAAGCAACATAATCTTGATATGCTTGAGACAAGTCTGGACTTGCATCAACATACTCTGTATATGCTTTAAACTTTGATGGATATTGAAAACGTGCTTCCGTACTTACTTTATCCTCTAGGCCAGGTACAAACGGAATCTTTGACCCAGGCTTGAGGGAGCCTGAGCCTGTAAAATCAATAGATGGATTCAAGTCACCGATAATAGGCATTTTATTACTGTTCTAGTATTCTTTTATTCTAAACTACCCCATCTGATAGTTAATTGGTGAAAGCCTTGAAGAATAACGCCCTGTCTTTGCTCCAGAAACATCTCTAACGGGCTTGCCGTAATATGAAGACATTTTTGTTTCTTCATCAGTCATTGGTCCTGTTGTTTCTAAATACTGAACAGATTCAGGCCTCATGGAAAGTTGTGAAGTAACAGAAGATGTAATTTCGGAAGGTGTTTGAGCACCACTTAAAGCTAAATAATCATACACATCTTGTTGCTCTTGTGCACCAGGCTGTCTACCTAAAAGAGCTTGAAAACTATCTTTAATTGTTCTATTGGAGAAATCCTCCCATTTTTGTGGGTCACTGATTTTATAGCTATTTAAAAGATTTTGAAAAGTTTCAGGAGTGTAAGCGGGTTCGTAGTTTCTGAAAAATTTTAAACTAGCCATGTTAAACAACTCCTCTATAACGTCCTGCTAAAGAAGACATGTAGCCAGCTTTAGCGGGTTCTTCTTGTAAGAATATTATATCAGAAAGATCTCTTGCTTTTTCTCTAGTAGCAAATGGAGAAGTTGCTGCTAGCTGGTAGTTAAATGTTTCGCCAAAACCTTGCCTTGCTAAGTCAGCTTCAGGAGCAAATAAGTTTAAACCAATTTGTGTTTTTGTTGCTCTACGCTGTTCTTTTAATGCTTCTGCTCTTGCTTTTCGTTGTGAACTGGCTCCAAAAGCATTACCAAGTAATTGAATACCCGCAGGAATTGCTGTTAATGCAGCAAGAGGACCAAAACCTAAACCAGCAAGTCCTCCAGCGGCACCTGCGGCACCTGCGGCACCACCTCCAGCGGCACCTGCGGCACCACCAAGAAGACCACTCAGGCTGCCTACACCCCCTAAAACATCTCCAATACTTCTTAAACCACTCATTGTAATATGCTTTTTATTTATTTATTCTAAACTATTGCTATCTAAAATAATTTCTATTAGGAATTTGCGCGGGTGTTCCAAGGCGTCTTAATGCATCAAAACGTTCTTGGTCATATGCAAATTGTGCTTGCTGTGCCCTTCCAAAAGCAGCAGGAACATCTTTTAGCATAGAACCTACAGCATTGCTAATAATGCCATATTTCATTGCTGTTTCGCCACGCTTTTGAAAAATTGGTTCATACATTGAAATTAAACGTTGATGATATGCTGGGTCTTGATTCATTAACTGAGTTGCAAGATTGCCAGCAAGAGCTGTTGCAAACAGCCTATCCTTTTCAGGTATATTTTCATAATCATACAATTCTCGCGCCTGCTGGAAGTAAGGCGCAAAAGTTGAGTTAAAACCTGCCAGCTGATTGTTGATAGGAGTAGCGCTCATTCTTGATCACCCAAAGCTAATTGACGGTGCCTGAAGCACATTTTGTGCATAAGGATTAGCTGTCATTGCAGTGCGAACTGTAGCACCGGTTTCTGCTTGTGCTCCAGTGGCTAGCTTGCCTGCTGTTGCTAGCGTACCAAGGCGAGCATACTGATTACCCATTGTATTAACCATTGCTTGGTTGCGAACCAGCTCATTATTTTTTGCTTTTTCGATCATAGGCATATATCGTTGCTGATCTAAAAACAGTTGATCTGACATTGCCTTATTAAGAGCAATCATATTTTGCGTATCTGCTTGCATAGCATCTGTACGCAGGCGTTGTTGTAAGGCTACGATTTTTTCTGCAGCTGCTAACTGAGAACCAAGTTCTGCTTCTTTACCAGCAGTAGGTTCTTTTGTTAATTGTCGTTTTAGATATTCTGCACCGCTAGCTGCTGCTGGCGCACCAAAGAAACCACCAGTTACTGCACCAAGGAGCTGACCAACTGGCTTCAGCCTTCCTGGCAGCAACATACCCCCGAGTGCACGTCCACCCATTGCAGCAGCACCACCACCAGCAAGAGCAGCAACAGCACCTGTAGGACGGCCTTCTGCATACTCTTCAGAGGCAACACCAATGGCAGGAAGAACACCCCCTAATAATGCAGCACGAGGAAACAAAGCAGAAGAACCAAGTGCTTGAAGTCCTTGCTCTGCGGTTCTTCCAGCTTTACCAGCTTGCATCCGAGCATAACGAGCACGCGTACCAGGGCGTCGTCCTTGTTTAGCAGCTTTAACTTCTTCAGCGACCATTTGCTTGGCCTGTGCTTCACGCTGATGGGGTTGCATCCCGAAACTCAAGGGTATTGAAGAAGGATCGTACTGAGAATAATAAGGATTTCCAGCTAAAGGATTAGCCATTGATTTTATCTTATGTCTTATTAATTAGATTCTAACATTACATACCCTGGGTATATTGTTGAACCGTAGGTAATTGTGATTGACCTTGTGTTGCAAGCATTGCATTAGCAATCTTACCCATTGCCGCACCA